ACGAAACACCCATTCATCAGGATCGTGTACCTGTCTTGGTTCCTCAGGTTGTAGATAGTCACGGTCATAATCAAACCATGGGTAAGTACCGTCCATGTCGCACCTCCTAGGCCACATACTTTCTACCTAGCTCTCTGACAAGGCGGATGTATCCTGCCTTATCAGCTAGACCTGTATCCAGTAGCTTTTCCTTCTCTCCTGCCGTGGCACGTTGCCAGACTAAATTTTCACGTAGTTCCCATTTCATCGCTGACTAGTCCTTAGTCAAAATACCAAGCAACTTCTTGATTGAGTCTTTGGCGTCATCAGTATCTTTGACTGGTTCAGCTGGCTCTTGCCCGTCCAAAGTTGTCAAGGTATATTCTGCCTGCACCTTTATTAGTTCAGCATCGAACATCTTTGTCATTGCTAAGTATTGCTCATTATCCTCACCATAAAAGTACTTTTCCGGGATTGTCAAAGCCTCGTTAATAGCACTAACCCAATCTGCCGAATATGCCAAAACCTGTGGATTGTTTTCGAACCCAGCTAAGTAGTCCCCTTCTTTATCTCGCAATACGATAAATGTGTTATTTTGTTTCATGATTTTCCTCCTGTGGATAACTTCTGTAAATCCCTATATATATATTATTTATATATAACGATTAGTTTGTTTTTAAGTTAGTTAGAGGCTTTAGCCTCTTATTGTTTATTAGTGGGCGATAGCCCCTAGATTATTATTAAGGTTAGTACTTGTTATATAGTTAGTATTTATTAGTGGCACAGATACAACTGTTGTATTTTACAAAAATGTAACTTTCAACTGTTGTATTTTACAAAAGTGTAAAACTTAACAGTTGTAAATCATTGAACGTTATTACCTGTGGATAACTCTTCGTCTAGTTTCTGCTGGATATATTCCTTAAATTTATCAGTGAAAGGTTTGTCGTTAAAAAATCGAAAAGGAGTTACTCCTTTAGCTCGACCAGCGCCTTTTTTAATCACAAATAGGTAGCCAGCTTCTTCTAGTATTTTGAAATGCTTGTTAACAAACTGTCTGCTAACTCCCATTCTTTTTGCTATTTCCTCAGGATATACAACCCAATCAGGTTTGTTCGATAAAACTACCGCTAATATGCCAATTGTGGCTGGTCCTAACCTTTCATCTTGCAAACAAGCATTGTTTATAGACGTATAATTCTCATGTGTATTTCTGAAAGATATATTGCACTATCCAAACCTCCTAAACTTCAACAATTCCTCGCCGAAGCGTGTTATCAATCGCTGTCATGTTCGTCATATTCCAAAATCCTCCTCAACCGTTCATTTTCATCCCTTAATCGCTGATTATCAATGCGATAAGCATTTCGCTCCACAGCAATTTCGCGGACCATGTCATGCAATATTTGGTTTTCCTGCTCCAGTGTGTAAAGCGGACGTGGAATAACAGGTTTTTCTTGTTTGAAAAGTTTATCCAACCATTTCTGCATACCGTGCTATCTCCTTATCCACTTGCTGAGCGTCTCTCTTTAGCCCGTTACGAGCTTTTTCGATGTCACAGGTACTCTGATACCCCATACCTGCTTTAAAGCCGTACAGGTAGTCTCTGCGCCGATTTTCTTCAAATTCTTCACGCATTCGCTTTTTCTCAATCTTCCGCTGTTCCACAATGCCTGCTGTCAAGATTGGCACTGCGAAAATTGATAATGTTAAAATTGCTTCTGTCATAATAATCTCCAATTTTCTTTCATCCACTCGATTATCGCGTCTCTTGGATAACGAAGATGAGTACCTTTGCCTTTATCTATTTTGGGAAAACCAGGTAGTCCGGTCACCCTTTTAAATTCATCATTGTTATAAATACCTAGTAGCTTTTTGCATTGTTCACCGTTTAAAACAAGTGGCAACGCTACCTCGATATTGAACACCTCAAACACTTCTACCAGTCTGACTTTTAGCTGACTGATAAATCGTGATATGAGGCTTTCAGCAATGTCATCCATCTTGTCAAACCTCGCTTTCGTGTGTTATAATCAAGTAAGTAATTTTAGTAAGAGCCTGACTGCCATCAGGCTTTTTTTGTTTTTCAAGCAACATCATCAGCCAAAAATTTATTGATAAAATACTGCTGACCTTTGCCTGTAACTTTTACAGTTTTGCTAATCGAGATATGACCGTCAGCATGTGTGATAGTTGTCTCTTTTATTTCAAATAAACCTAGTTCCATAGACTTCTGCGTTGGCATATTCCAATCACTGCCCTTGCGCTTAATCAGATAGCCATTCTCACGCAACCACGCAAACAAGCGATTGGCACCGATTTTAAAGCCGTTTTGGCTAATAAGTTTAGCTAGGTCTCCAACTAAGATAGATGAGTGACTAGCGCTCACTGCGTCTGCAAATAGCACTTTGGGCTTATCCGCCTCGATCTGTGCTTCCAGCTGATGTACCTTCTTGTCAGCCAATAGCAGAGCCCGTGCCATAATCTTCTCTGGACTGTTGTAGTCCTTTTCTATTTGGATGAAGTACTGTCGTACCTGCTTGCCACGGTCAGTCCGTTGGATCATGGCAATTTCCTTAGCCATGTCTAGTTTGATAATGTGGTCAACCGCTCGACGACCTCCCGTACTTTCGCTCAAATTTGAGCAGAAGTCCTGTCCTTCGACAAATCCATATTCGGTCATTCTAGGGAACCAGTCCTTATATGCCGTCTTGACACCCAAAGCCTCATGCAACTGCCGACCAGACACAACAGGCTCTTGATTGTCGTTCACACTAACGTTGATAATTTCGTTCATAAAATTCCTTTCTAATTTGATATAATAAAAATAAAAACGATTGGAGAACTGTTATGAAAAAGTATTTTGTTCCTGCGACAAACTGGAAGATGTTTTATCAATCTGTCTGCCCACTGCCAGAGCCATTTAACTCTGCTATGTACTCAGCTATATTTGACCATCTAGCAAGTGTTACGCAAGACATTTTCACTAATCTCAAAGACGAAAACATAGCGATTATCTTCGCCCCGTTTATTGACTGTCCTGTATCTTTTCCAGATGACAATTTGATTTTCTTACACTTACAAGAAATCAATGAGCATTCTCAAGTTATTTACCAGTTAGGTCACGAGCTATTACACGCTTACTATAAATCACCTTCTAATACACCAATGTTTTGGCTTGAAGAAGTCTTATGTGAGGTAGCTTCTCACCTTTTCCTACAAGGTTTTGTTAAAGAGTGGTCTAATTCTGTCAATCCCTTGGTTCGAGGTTTTGCTGACTTTACGCTTGAATACAGTAAATCACAATTACAAGAAAGCGAACCTGTAAATCTAAAACAATTACCTTTGGACTACTTAAAAGATAATCCCATAGGAAATCGTAAGATAAACACTTACATAGCTGCGATTATGTTTCCCATTTTCCAAGGCAGGCCAGACTTTTTAGCAGAGTGTCGTAAACTGTCTGCACTATATACAGAAACTGATTTGAATATCTTTTTTAACAAAGCTTATAGCCATATTTCGCCCGAATATCATCTAGAGCTAAAGAAATTAGAAACGTTGTTTATCTAACACCTTCTATCCCCTGAGGAGTATTCGATTGGAACTTGACACCGTCAAGATCATTATCAGAGATCCCTCTTCCTTTCGAAAGTGCATCATTTATCAATGCCAGCACCTCTTTTTTATCTGTTTCTGTAAGATGTGGATATAACTGTTCTCCAAGTCTATCCACCCTTTCAGCAATATACGTCACAGTCCTCAGTATTTCATTGAGGGCTGTTTTTTCTAGTTCGTTCATCCCCTTCTCCTTTCCATAAACAGCAGAGCTGTACCGCCCTACTCCTCTCTCAACTTCTCCGCCAGCACCAACCGCACATAAGCCGCCATCGACAGCCCCAGACGCTGGCACTCCACCCCCAACCGCTTCTTCATCTCAACCGACAAAGACACATGTATAGACGTCATGGTCACCCCTCCTTCCACCTGTTAGTTAAAGTTCTTGAAGAAGTCAAGAACTTTTTATACAAGTATTGTATAAAGTTTGACCAAAGACTGACCATTTGGGAAATAGCAGAGCTTCTACTCGTTTCCTAGTTTGTTTATATAATCATCAAGATACCCTTGCGATTTCCTTTGTAACAAGCCAATTTCTACTGGTATGGACTGGATAAACCACTCTGACCTATCCAATATTTCCTCCAGTAAAGCCACAGCTTGCTTCTGATATTCCATATCGGGTACCTCTATCTCCAAACGACTCAACCGATGCAAACTTAAGCCAGGCATGATTGTCCCTTCAGCGCACGCAGCTAACTCCTTCTGCTTCATCAGCAACCAATGAAACAAGTACATCTTGTCAATCATCTCTTTAGGTTCAACAATAAAGCAAGCATTTTCTGCAAAAAATGGATCGGCATGCAAGTAAACATTGCCAATCGTGCCTTTTCTGGTCAGCCGAATACTGCCAGCTGGACAATTTGAGCTATCACTCATTCCTGTTGGGTTTACACCAGCCCCGTAAATTGGAAAGATGCCTGTTTCTGATTTCGTCGCTTGAGCTCCTGCTACAAGTTCACAAACCTCAAGCAATTTATATTTCTTTACTTCTTTTGGCATCATACAGACGCTCCAAATCGATAATAAGTTTCGTATTGATCTAGCAAGTCCCTACACCTACGAATAAAAGCGAGATAGTCAATGTCTGCTTGAAAGTGCTGGATAATCAGCAGATTGCTCATCAAATGCTTTTTCAAATGATTGACAGCTAAATCATCCAATTCCTTGTTCACCGCGTCAATATCTATTTCTTCCTTGACCTGAGGCTCGCGAGGTGTCTCCCAGTGGTAGTCATCTGATAGTTGACAACCATCCGTATATACTATCTTTTTCAATTTAGCGTCATAGATTTCTCTGAATATCTCTGGGCTTGTCTTTTCCTTGTCGATGACCAAGAAAAGAACTTCAATCCCTGTATCCTCGAAACCATTCCGAACAGCGTTCAACTCCGCCAGTTGATTTCCAATCGTCTGACGCATCATCTTCTCTGTCCCGCGATAAGCAATACCAGGAAACATGATATAGAATCCGTAACGTTTGGTATACTTTAGAGACTTCAACAGGAAGATATCGTCTACTACCCCTGACTTCTTCCAAGGGAATTCATCACGGATTGCCTGTCTATCATCTTCTGGTAAATCCTTGAACTTGATAGAATAAGGCGGATTCATTGCGATAGCATCCACTAGCACATCTCCTTGATACTGAAAGAAACTCATATGATGGACAACAGCATGTTCATAGTTCGTTTTTAAAGCCTCGCAGGCTTCCTCTTGGATTTCCACAGCATGGAACTCCGATGGATTGATAAATTGTTCCAGTTGCCCAGAACCTGCCGCACCATCAAACACAGATACATCATCGCCACAATATTGCTTTACTTTATCAGCTAGATACTGTCGTAAAACAGGACTGGTAATGTACTCAGCGAACTTATTAGCGCGTTTTCGGTTGTTGTGCTCAACAAATGTCATTTTTCCCCTTTCTATAGCAGAGCTGGTGTGTTTGTGTTATTTTTGTCAACTTCGTTATGAAATTAAAATGGCCGCTAAGACCTTCTGAGGATCTACACCGATTACCTCAGCTAGTTTGGCCATTTCATCACCATCAAAACGCTCTTTAGGCTTTTTCTGTTTTCTGTAAAATCCAGAACGAGTTAAGCCCATGCGTTCTGCAATGACATTTCTTTTCATACCGCTATCGTTGAGTAGTTTTTCAAATGCGGTTTCTGTCAATAACCATCACTCCTTTCTATGTAAATAGACCAATCAGCCACCAAATCAAGCCAACCAGCCCGACCAGTGCCAACAGATTAAGCAACAATCCACCCTTGATAGAGATAGTCGTCTTTGCCCTGCCATCCTGACTGACAAAGGTCTTTTCATAACTACCAAAGAGAATTTTTTTCCAACTCATAAGATACTCCTTGCAGGAAGTACAGCCAATTGCTATAATAGACCTACACCCTCCTAAGAGGGAGGGGCTTTCGCCCCTGCACTGACTACCAGTCAATGCTGTAGTGGAATTTAAGTCTAAACCCTAGGAAATGAATTTCGAAGTCGATTTCCCAGTGCTTAGGCTTTTTTTCGTGTCTTGCCATTGGCTGTACCTCCTGTTTTTTTAGTTTTGGTGGGGTTAATTCCTTAACCTTGATTATAGTATACGACTTTGTTTCCTTTTTGTCAACACTTTTGTGTTAAAAAAGTCAACTTTTTTGAAAATATCTTGTTATCGTTTTTGTTGACAAAATGTAAACATGATTATATAATGAAGAAAAAAAGGAGGACACAGTATGGATACTCAAATTGCTTTTCCTGCAATGGTTAAACAATACAGAACAGCAAGCTCTCTCACCATGGAACAGTTAGCAGAAAAGATAGGAAAAACAAAATCAACCATTTCAAAGTGGGAAAAAGGAACACGTTCTCCCAAAATACAGGAAATTGAAGAATTGGCAAATTTCTTTGGAATTGATCCGCAAATTATGATGTTTGGTAAATCCTACACCCCCACTACAGCCCCTAACAGCCTCATAGAGCAGATTTCGGACAAGGTGGTGCAATTAACCGAACCAAACCAGAAAAACGTGCTACGCTATTCTAGCGAGCTTCTAGATAAACAAAATACAGTAGAAAACAGTAAGAATACAGTAAACGAACCTCAAGCAGTCTACTTCACCTACAACTACTACGACCAACCCGCTTCCGCTGGCACAGGTCAATATCTGAATGATGTAAAAGTTGAGACTATCGAATTACCTATTGAAGTGGACGCTGACTTCGTTGTCCCTATCTACGGAGACTCCATGGAACCAGAATACCACTCAGGCGATTATATATTCGTCAAACTATCTGTAGATCTATCAGACGGCGACATCGGAGTGTTTGCCTATAACGGCGACGCCTACATCAAACAACTCCGTATCACAGACCAAGGCGCCTACCTCCACAGCCTGAACCCAGACTATGACGACATCCCCATCACAGCAGACACCGACTTCCGAACCATTGGCGAAGTGGTGGATATTTATAGGGGATAGGAGGAAACATGGAACAATCAAAAATTTATAGAACCAAAGAAAAATTCGATAGCATAGTCAATCAAACCGAAAATGAATTCATTGATTACTGGTATGCCCGTGACCTTATGCCCCTGCTTGGCTACGAACGTTGGGAGAATTTTCATAAAGCTATCCAAAGAGCGATGAACTCCGTAGAAACCAGTGACACCAAGGTGTCAGACCATTTTCGTGAGGTCACGAAAATGGTTCCTTTAGGCAGTGGTTCTGAACGTCCCGTTAAAGACTATATGCTTACTCGTTACGCTTGTTACCTTATTGCCATAAACGGAGACACTAACAAAGAAGAGATTGCCTTTGCTCAATCCTATTTTGCAGTCCAGACCAGAAAGCAAGAATTGATTGAGGAACGACTCCACTATATTGAACGCACAGAAGCTCGAGGTAAACTCAAAGAATCTGAAAAACGCCTATCACAAAACATTTATGAAAGAGGTGTTGACGACAAAGGTTTTGGACGTATTCGGTCAAAGGGTGACAAGGCACTATTTGGAGGACATAGCACGCAGGAAATGAAAGAACGTCTTGGTGTCAAAAGCAACCGTCCACTAGCTGATTTCTTACCAACTCTGACCATCGCAGCAAAAAATCTAGCGACCGAGATGACAAATTACAATGTTGAAGAAAACAACCTCCATGGTGAAAAATCCATCACAGATGAACACGTTTTGAATAATACAACTATCCGAAACATGCTCGCACAACGTGGCATCAAACCAGAAGAACTACCACCAGCAGAAGACTTAAAAAAATTAGAACGCAAAGTAAAACAACAAAATAAAAAACTCATCAAAGAGTCAGGTAAATTACCTTAAACAAAAATACTTTACAAAAAACAAAAAATCCCCACACTCTCCGCCGGCAAGCTTGAGTGTAGGGCAAGTTCGTATAGTAAAACCTGCTCTGCAGTAGGTCTCTTTACTATACCCATTTTATCAAATTAGAAAGGGTAAATCAATGGCATATTTTAGAAAAAGGGATAACGGATGGGAATACCGTATCTCATATAAAGCCCCAGACGGCTCATATAAGCAGAAATCTAAGTCAGGATATAGAACCAAGGCAGAGGCTGTTCAAGCAGCATCCCAAGCTGAAATTGAGCTGTCCAATGGTATTGTCGAGGATAAGGATATCACCCTTGCTGAGTACTTTGAAAAATGGATGCTTGTCCACAAGAAGCCTCATGTCGGACCAGAAACGTTTGGTAAGTATGAATACACCCTTAAGCTAATTACTAGATATTTCCATGAAACGAAACTTTCAAAAATAAACGCCACTTCATATCAAAACATTATAAACGAATTGGCAAAATGTTATGTAAAAGATAGTGTCAAAAGGTTCAATTCGCATATAAGGGCAGCAATTAAAGTTGCTATCCACCAAGGGATTTTAAAAAAAGATTTTACCGAAATTGTCAAGATTTTCTCCGATGTCGAATCCAAGAAAGAGGAGGATAAGTACTTGGAACTTGATGAATACGAACAAGTAATCACAGATTATCGAAAGACAATTAAGTACCAGTCCCACTTCTTCCTGTACACTATCGGAAAAACCGGACTTCGTTTCTCGGAAGCAGCAGGCATTACAGAGCCTATCGTTGACCGCGAAAATATGTGTTTACGAATCCGCAGGACTTACAAGGTTTACGGAAAGAAGAAAGGTTGGGGACCTACTAAGAATCCGCAATCAGAACGAGATGTGCCATTTGATAGTGAGTGGCTGAAAGCATACGACGAGTACATGAAAGTTGGATATATAGACAATCCAGATAAAAGATTGTTTACCAAATTGACAGGGACTGGCGAAAATAAAATTTTAAAGAAAAAGACACGTCAAACATTTAATGTACACGGCTTACGTCATACCTATGTTAGCTGGCTGATCTATCATGACGTGGACGTTGTGACCATTGCTAAGTTAGTAGGCCACAAGGATGCAACTGAAACATTGAAAACATATTCGCACCTATTCAAGGCCAAACAAGAAGAATCATTCGACAAAGTCAGAAATTTAATGGAAAAATTTGGGGCGGATTTGGGGCGAGAAAGTTAAAAACCCTTGTGTATCAAGGGTTTTTGTTGTATTTTCATCTCCCCTGCAGGAATCGAACCTGCAACTAATTCTTAGGAGGAATTCGTTATATCCATTTAACTAAGGGAAGTCTGCTTCTCTATTGTACACCAGAAGAGAGCAGATTGCAAGAGCAAGGTTATATAAGTTTTTTTCAAATTTTTACAAAAAGCAGAACCTACTCTAAGATGAAACACAATTGTTTTTATGTATTTCTCTCATGATAATCTCTAAAAGAAGTAATTCTAGAATGTACTTCGAAAGTTTGTCGTTTTTATGCTTGTTTCCTATTCCCCTTCCTTACGTCTCATTGAGACAGCCATTCCGAGTGAAACTAAGCCACCCAAGCTAATAAGAAGGGATCCTAGGGCTTCTTGACCGGTATTTGGAAGTGTTTGATTCCCTGATGCTTTTTCAGTTTTCTTATTTGAAATAGGAGCCATACTTCCAGATGGTGCTGGTTGCTCGTTTGCTTTCTGATTTGCTACACTACCGCCACCGTCGTTTGCTTTTTCAGGTGTTTTCGTATCGGTAGTTGTCCCAGCAGTATCTCCTTTTTCTTCTGCTTTTGGTTCTTCTACGTACTTCTCTACAAATGCTTTTCTACCTGTAATAGTTGCACTAATGGTTTGACCTGCTTTTTCTAAATCAGTCAAATACTCAACAAATACTTCTGTATCTGGATTGATAGCGCCAATCAGTTTAGCTTCTTTGAAAATCGAGAAGCCATCCCCACCGCCAAATAGGAAGTCATTGATGACAAGTGTATAGGTTTCTGTCGGAACAATCTCTGTTCCATCTTCTTTGAAGGCTTTAACAACCTTGTAAGGATTTTCTTCCGTTGGATTATCTGCTTTCGTGTAGATATATTTAATTCCAGACATTTGAAGGAAATATTTTTCGCCTTCATCGTATTGTTGATTTAAGGCTGTATAAATCTGCTCACCTGTCATTTGAACGACTTGTAGGATATTCCCAAATGGTTGAACAGCTTGTGCTGCTCCCCAAGTAACTGTTCCATCCTCTTGGACCTTCAAATCTGCCCGAATCCCGCCATTGTTGGTCATTGCAAAGTCAACATTATAGCCTGATTTCTTAGCAATAGCTAATTGAGCCGATGTTACTAGATTGCCCACAGCACTTTCTTTAAATTCATTCACTTCGCGTGAAATATCTGTCGCTTGACTAGCCGTACCAATTTTTTGCTCTGTTACTTTTTTAACGATGGTATTTGCTTCGTCTACAATCGCCTGAATTTCTGGACTTGGTGTTTTCTGCCCTGGTGCTACTGCAATAATTTTCGCAGTCGGAACATCTTTAAAGTCGGCAATATCTGTATCATAAACAGCTCTAACATCTGCATAAGCCTTACCTTGTGAGGTAGCTTGTACAATCAAGGTTTTGCCTGTTGTACCGTTTGTATAGACATGGTTGTGACCGGCAAACACAAGGTCAACTGAGTGTTCAGGATAGATTTCATTTAGCTTAGCAATCATATCTGCAGCTTCACCAGCAGCCACACCATCCTTGCTTGTAGCTGGGACGTGAGCCAGTACAACTATCGCATTTACACCTTTTTCAGCTAACTCACGCGCATATTTTGCAATCGTCTCTGCCTCATTCAAAAAAGTGTACTGCTCATAGTTTTTCTTCAAAACAAGATTAGGAATTTCTGTCGTAACTACACCAATGAAGCCAATATTTGCTTCTTTATCATTTACAGGAATAGTCTTAATAGCATACGGTTTCCAGCCATACGGAATTTCACCCGTCTCTTTGTCAATAACGTTAGCAATAACAATCTCCTGTTTGGCAGCTTCATGAGTATAATTATCTACAATCTCATTAAACTGGCCTTCTTTTGGAGCTTCACCAGTCATGATACGGTTATACTCATCAAGTCCCTCATCAAACTCATGGTTCCCCAAAGTCCCGTATTCAACATCCATTTTGTTAAAGACTTTTACAGTTGGTTCATCTTGTAAAAGTCCAGAATTCGATGGACTTGCACCAACCATATCTCCAGCTTGAACACGGATAGACTCTGCAGGTGTTTCTGTTTCTGCTGCTGTTTCTTCAAATTCTGCTTGCGAATCATCCATGTAAGCATCAAGCAAAGCGGCAGTTCCTGCATTCCGAACTGTTTCCCCCTCCAATCGCGCTGTCCCTGTCGTATCAAGCGCACCATGGAAATCATTAACTCCCATAATTTGGACAGCTAATTCATCTGCTAAAACAGCCTGTGTTGTAATGACACTAAAACCAGCTACAAGAGCTAGTACACTGCTTTTCAACCGAATATTCTTTTTCAT